GACCTCAAGTTCCAAATAACAATCGTGGTATTTGGAAGCAGTTAGAAACAGCTGTGCGTATATGGGTAAATGAAGGCAAGGATATTTATGTTGTATCTGGCACAACATACAACAAAGACCATAAATCAATTGGAGCAGGCAAAGTTGGTGTTCCAGATTTTGTTTGGAAGGTTGCTATTGACGCAACTAGTAATAAAGCTATTGCTTTTTATTTCCCAAATGAAGCACTACCTGTGTCTGACTTACCTAAATATATAGTGTCTATAGATGAAGTAGAGCAAAAGACAGGCATCAATTTTAATCCAAAGATGCCCGAAAAATTGCAAAAAGCTTTGGAATCTGCTAAAGCAAATCCAAGCGAGTGGTCTGGTATAATCAAAAAGTGATTTCATCTGCGCCATGGGCCTCTGCGATGATAGTTGTGACTATACCAGCCCATATGTAGGTTCCAGTATATAGGAGCTGGACGTACAATATATATTGGTGTTATAGCAGGTGTGTCATAAACATACACATTGCGTGTTGGTGCTATGCAACCTGATAGTAGAGAGGTTGCGGTTAATAGTGCTATTAGTTTGATACTTTTCATATTTGTGTTTGACAAATTATAATAATGTTTGTTCCAAATTTTAAGCAGCGTTCTTAAATACTGTAGCATTCCATTCCATGCGTTTTTTAACGCCTTTATTGCCTGTGGTTTTATATTCTCTATGATTTAGATATTCTCTTGCTGCATCAGCAAACTTGTTTTGATTTAATAATCTCATTGTTTTTGGTCCCATGTCGCCGCGATATAATGAATTTAATGTGGCGATTCTAACAGTTAATGGCAATGTGTCAAAGTTTTTAATATGAGATTTTGCAAGCGTTAATTTTTTGCCAACATCTTTTTCTAATAGTTTTAACGCATCGGCATCAGACAATCCTTTGCTAAAATCTTCACCTTTTTGTATTTTGTGACCATAAGCAATAGTATCGCTACCACCTTCTAGGCTTTTATGAGGAAACCAAAGTTTCTTGGCTTTATTATATCCACCGCGTGGATTATCAATGCTGTTTTCAAAGCGTTTAACGATGTTTACAACCCTTGTTTCTAAATTTGACTCCGAAGACCTGCCATCGCCACTAAAATCAATATTAGGTTGGGTATATGGCTTACCAGCACCACTTGATGCAGGGTTGGCATATGCATGATCAGCATGTGGCATTACAAATCTTACTTCTGGAGGAGGTGCGTCAGTCACGACTTCAATTATTTTGTGTTCACGTAACAGGTCTTTAAGTTTGATTATAGCCATATATATTATAAATATATACCAAAACAGGTATTCTTTATTGTATAATAAATATTGTAGTATATTCGGGCAATAGTGCTCTTTCTTGTGTATTTATATATTTATACCTATAACACATATTGGAACATAGCATATGCCAGACACATCAATCAATTATACAATAGATCAAGATCGCGTTCGTTTTCCAGGTTCTGGTTCTGCTATTGTTGCTGGAAGCACACCATTTGGTTGGTATGACAACGACGTTGTATTTAAAAACGATGCTCCAAATGCAGCAGTTTGGGCAGCAAGAAGATTAGGTTATCCAATTACTGATATTGAATTATTAGATGTAAATTTTTATGCATGTTTTGAAGAAGCATGTTTTGAATATAGTGCGCAAGTAAATCAATTTAACATTCGCAACAACATGGGTGTGCTTCAAGGATCGGCAGCAAATGTAAATTTAACACAAACAAGTGTAGTAGGAAGTGGATTGCCATTTGTAATTAAATTGACTCAAGGATATGGTACAGAATTTGGCGTTGGTGGAACTGTTGATTGGAAAAAAGGACATATAGATTTATCAGCGGGTACACAATCATATGACCTACAAGCATTGTGGGGTAATGTCAGTGAAAGTTTTGATCGTATTGAAATTCGTAGAATATTTCATGAAATGCCACCAGCGGCTGCTCGTATCTATGATCCATTTAGTATGACAGGTATGAGTTATAGCAATGTTCTTAATGAAATGGGCTTTGCTGGTTATTCTCCTGCTACACAATTTTTGATGACACCTATCTTTGAAGATTTGCTACGTATGCAAGCAATTGAATTCAATGACTTGGTAAGAAAATCAGGATATGGATTTGAACTTGTAAACAACAAGGTAAAAATATTTCCTATTCCAACATACGACATGAAGATGCACTTTGAGTATACTCTTGTAAAAGATACAAACTCACAAGGTATATCAAATTCTGGTTCATACTATAACACATCTGGTTCTATTATATCTTCGCCGGTTATTGGTGATTATAGCAATGTTCCTTATGATGTCATTCCATACGGCAATATCAACTCGGTTGGTAAGCAATGGATCAAAAAATATTTCTTAGCATTATGTAAAGAAGTGTTAGGAAGTATTCGTCAAAAGTATCAAACGATTCCTATACCTGGTGCCGAGGTTACATTAGACGGTGGCGAACTTCGTCAAGAAGCTGCGGCTGAAAAAACTGATCTTGTTACTCAACTGCGCGAAAATTTAGAAGCTAGTGGAAGAAAAGCCCAGATGGAGATGAGGTCAGAAGAGGCGAGACAAATGAACGAAACGCTGGCAAAAATACCACTCGGAATTTATATCGGATGAAATCATTTTCTATATTAGATCAAGTATTAAGCAAGAATGAAAGACGGCACCTTAAACATGTCGGCATAAAAAAGACATTAAAGCCAAGTGCCAACTTTACATCGCTTGAGCGTAAGTATTATATGATGCTAAAAGACATTGGCGTATATTATGTTCCTCAATATCCTATGGGTGGAAAAATATATGATGCATTTTTACCAGATGAAAATATTTTATTTGAATTCGACGGATCTTTTTGGCATCCAAAGAGTGAAGCAGAATGTAAATATCCTTTTCAAAAAAGAAGTGTTATGGTTGACAAGTTAAAGAATGAAATGGCTGCTGAAAAAGGCATACGAATTATTCGCATACGTGAAGAAGAACCGGTTACAACCGAACAAATGAAAAAGTTAATATTCTCATAAAAGCATATGCCAATAAAATATTTAAATAGAAATAATAACAGTGCCGCGATATCGGCGGGTAATAGTGTGTTGTTTAATGGAAGTAATCAATGCTTGACCGTTCCTAGTAATGTTGCGTTTAATTTTGGAACTGGAGATTTTACTCTCGAAGCTTGGGTATATTGGACAAGCACAGCAACTTCGGTTGGTGGTCAACGAATATTTCTTCAAGGAGTTGCAGGGACCACGGAGATTGGTGTTAACTACAACGCTACAAAATTTGATATTGACATTAATAATGTAACAAGATTTTCATACACCCATGCAATTTCTGCTGGTCAGTGGTATCATATAGCACTTGTGAGAAGGTCTGCTAATGTATATGAACTTTTTGTAAATGGAACTTCTCAAGGAACAAATAATTACACATATTCACAAAATGCAAATAATTTTATAATTGGTGGATTAACCTGGGCAAGTAATTATGGGACTAATGGATATATTTCTAATGTTCGCATCTTAAAAGGAACGGCTCTTTATACATCCAATTTTACACCACCAACAGCTCCACTCACAGCAATATCAAACACGTCACTGCTTACATGCCAATCAGCAACTATTATAGACAATAGTTCAAACAATTTTGCTATTACTAACAACGGAGCAGCTACAGTATCATCAACTGTTCCATTTGCCGCATCAATTGCTCAAGCACCAAATGGAATAAAATTTAAGAATAGAAATAATAATGCCAGTGTTTCGGGAATACAAAAAGCTATATTTGGATATGGATACAACGGAAACTATCCCGTTTCGATGACAAATCTTGTAAGTAATACGGGGGTCGTAGCAACTGACACAACGGGTGTCGGAACGGCAAGAAATAGTTTAGCGGCTGCGGGCTATGGCACAGACAAAGCTATATTTGGATATGGGGAGACAAATGTTAAAGTATCAATCACCAACCTTGTTAGTAACACCGGCGTTGTAGCAACTGATACAACAGGCGTTGGAACATCAAGAAGTAATCTAGCAGCAGCTGGTTATGGAACAGACAAAGCAATATTTGGATATGGAAATAGCGGTACTATCATATCAATGACCAATCTTGTTAGCAACACGGGTGTTGTATCAACAGATACAGCTGGAGTTGGTACAGCGAGACAGGGACTGGCAGCGGCGGGTTATGGTGGCGATAAAGCTATATTTGGATACGGAGAAGCGGTTGGTGGTAATACGTCAATAACCAACAAAATCAGTAATACTGGAGTTGTAGCAACAGACACAACGGGTGTTGGCACGGCTAGATATTTTTTGGCAGCGGCAGGTTATGGTGGTGATAAAGCTATATTTGGATATGGAAATGTCGGATCGATGACAAACCTTGTGAGTAACACTGGGGTTGTAGCAACTGATACAACGGGTGTTGGTGCGGCACGATATGCTCTAGCAGCGGCAGGTTATGGGTCAGACAAAGCGATATTTGGATATGGGTCCGGTGGACCTGTATCAATAACTAATCTTGTAAGCAACATTGGCGTTGTATCAACAGACACAACGGGAGTTGGTACTGCTAGATTGTATATAGCAGCAGCAGGTTATTCAGTGACCACTATAGCAGCACCGGGTGGAATGAAATTAAATAAAGTATTTGCTGATCCTATTGTTGTATACTTAACACAAAAAGCTATATTTGGGTATGGGAATAATGGTAGCGGTCTTTCAATAACCAACAAAGTGAGCAATACGGGTATTGTAGCAACTGATACAACAGGTGTTGGGACTGCAAGATGGGGTCTAGCAGCGGCGGGTTATGGGTCAGACAAAGCGATATTTGGATATGGATATACTAATATGACAAATCTTGTAAGCAATATCGGCGTTGTAGCAACTGATACAGCGGGTGTTGGTACGGTAAGGCGGGATTTAGCGGCGGCGGGTTATGGTGGTGATAAAGCCATTTTTGGATATGGAAGTACAGGTACTGTTACAGCAGTGACCAATCTCGTAAGCAACACCGGTGTTGTTGCTACCGACACGACCGGAGTTGGAACGGCAAGATACCAACTGGCAGCAGCCAGTTACGGGGTGGGTAAAGCTATATTTGGATATGGAAGCGGCTACTCGTTGACTAATCTTATTAGTGATACAGGTGTTGTAGCAACTGATACAGCGGGTGTTGGTACGGTTAGATATATGCTGGCAGCGTCCAGTTATGGAGCGGATAAAGCTATATTTGGATATGGAGCTAATTCGAGTAATAACCCCGTGTCAGTGACTAATCTTGTAAGCAACACCGGAGTTGTGGCGACTGATACAACGGGTGTTGGTACAGATAGATTTGGTCCAGCAGCGGCTGGTTATGGGTCAGACAAAGCGATTTTTGGATATGGCGCTACATCGGGTGGAGTATATGTTTCAATGACAAATCTCGTTAGTAATACCGGCGTTGTAGCAACTAATACAACAGGTGTTGGTACAACAAGATATCAACTGGCAGCAGCAGGATACTCACTAACATAAAAATTATATGGGACTAAAAGGAAGATACTTCTCACAGCGCGACTTAAATATGATCAATTCGTTGAATGGCGAACTTATGGGCGACATTATTGAAAATCTAATTCAAATATTTAAGATTTGTCCAAATGAAACCAAGACAAATATCTATGGTGAAACTTCATCAGAAACTGGTAAATGGTATTTTCCAGCAGTTCAAATATCTGCACTTATTGAAAGAGCTGAAATGTCTGCCGAGTATGATGACTTTGGACCAAATCGTAATCAAGATCATGTATTCAAAATGCGTGAAAAGATGCTGCGTCAATTAGAATTTTATCCAGAAATCGGTGACATTGTTGCGTGGAATGATCGCTATTATGAAATTGATAATGTAATTCAAGAACAATTACTTGGCGGTCAAAGCGACAAGAGCCATAGTATAGTTTGCAACGCACATTACACAAAATATACTTCACTAAACATTCTAGAAAGAAACCAATAACATTATGGCATGGCGTGGACCCACAGTTAAACCGGTAATAAACAAACCAATAAATCCTGTTAATCATGGACCTGAAATGTCCGAAATGAAAAAACCGGAAATAACTGCTGCATATGGTCCAGAAGTTAAACCAAATCGTGCATATAATGTTCGTAGAGACACAGACACTCAAAAGAATTTTTCTGTAACACTGATTGATATTGATGCTGCAATTTTAACATATCTTGATAATGTTATATCTCCTACAGTTATTGACGCGGGTAGACAAATCAAAGTACCAATCAATTATAGTTCTCCAGAACGCTGGAAGGCTATACAAAAAGATGGTGTAATGAGAGATAAAAATGGTAAAGTACAAACTCCTGCTATTGCATTTCGTCGTAGCACAATGCAACGCAATGATAGTTTGATTACACTAAATCGTTATTTACAATATCCAACCGTAAAGCACTTTTCTGAAAAGAATAAATATGATAGATTTTCTGCTATGTCTGGATTTAGTCCAGTAAAAGAATTATATAGTGTAGCAATGCCTGATCATGTTATTATCAATTATGATTTTATTATTTGGACCGAGCTAATAGAACAAGGTAATGCCATTGTTGAAGCCATTAATTTTTCAACAGAAGATTATTGGGGCGACAAAAATAAATTTAAATTTAGAACAACTATCAGTGATTATAACTTTGAAACAACTAATGACGCTGGGCAAGATCGTATTGTCAAAACAACATTTAGTATGATGTGTTATGCATACTTACTACCAGATAAATTTGAAAATTATAAATCGGTTGTTCAAAAAGCATTTACACCAAGAAAAGTTGTATTTGATACACATGAAAAAATGGCAACTACAATAGGTGCACCGGGTGAATCTACTTCTGTATATGCACAAGCCAAGGATGCTATCTTAAACAATGCATCATTCCCGCCTATATCTCAAATTGTAAATTATAACATCATAAACAATAATGCGGTTAATACATTTGAAACTGTAAACATTACCGGCGCTTCTGGAGTAACAGGTTCATTAACTGCCAACTCTGAAATTATTTCTGGCTCTGCTCAAATTGATTCTGAAATTATTGGAAGCGGTCATGCTGCAAGATGGCTTGTATCTATAGCAGATATTTCAAATACAAATGTTAAAGTTAATGAAGTTATGGCAAGCTGGAACAATGTATCTTCAAGTTATTATGTAACCGAAGTAAATCAAATTGGCACTGTACCAGTAACATTATCTGTCAACAATGTTGGCGGCAGTATAAATCTACTAGCAAACCCACTGTCTGGAACATGGACAGTTAAATATATAAAGATGGCTGTATGATACCAAACGCATTTATTGCTTCTAATGGACTTCAAGTAAATGGTGACGCTGATATTACTGGCGATTTGACCGTACATGGTGTATTGTTTGCTACTTCTAGTTATGCTGTCACAGCGTCATATGCATTAAATTTTTCAGGAACCAGTGGAGTAAATGGTACTGATGGAACTTCCGGTACAAGTGGACAAAACGGTACAAGTGGCACGGGCGGAAATTCTGGCACAGATGGTACGTCCGGATCAAGTGGAGAAAGTGGCACCAGTGGCACAACTGGTACAAGCGGAACGAGTGGCACAGATGGTACAAGTGGTACGAGTGGCGAGGGTGGTGTTAGTGGTACAGACGGAACTTCTGGTACGAGCGGCGAATCTGGTACGAGTGGCACAGACGGTTCGTCGGGAACAAGTGGCTCGTCAGGTACAAGTGGCTCTACCGGAACCAGTGGCTCGTCAGGCACAAGTGGCGTGAGTGGCGCTGGCGGTTCTGCCGGTACCAGTGGCACAGATGGTACAAGTGGCTCGTCAGGTTCTACCGGAAGTAGTGGCACAAGTGGCACAGATGGTACAAGTGGTACCAGTGGCTCTACGGGTACGAGTGGTTCGTCGGGTACGAGTGGC